ACTGTCGCCTCTTTTATGATTGGCTGAACAGCTTCGAGAATGTTGTTATTTGTTTCGATGCTGACGAGCCGGGACAGAAGGCAGCAAAGGAATGTGCTGATCTGTTCGGTAACAAGGCAAGGATTGTTAAGCACGTCAACGGCTACAAGGATGCGTGTGATTACCTTGTTAACAACCAGTCAGAGCTATACACCAAAGCATTCTGGTCTGCTCAGCCTTACACACCTGAAGGTATCGTTGGTGCTGGTGAGCTACGTGATCTGATCAAGAAGCCTCTAGCTAAGGCGAAGGTACAGTATCCTTTTGAAGGACTGAACAAACACCTGTACGGTATACGCACGTCTGAACTGGTTACTATTTGTGCAGGCTCTGGGCTAGGCAAGTCTACCCTTCTACGTGAGATAGTCAGTTCCATCATGGCACAGTCTGAAGATAACCTTGGGTTGATGTTCCTTGAGGAGACACCTGAGCGTACCATGCGTGGCCTTGTAGGTCTTGAACTGAACAAGCCTATCCACTTACCTGATTGCGAGTATGACGACAGCGATATTGATCTAGTGTACGATACGATGGACTATGAGAATCGTGTGTATCTCTGGGAACACTTCGGTAGTAACGAGATAGAAAACGTACTGGGCAGGATGAGATACTTTGTCAAGGTCTTAGGCGTACGTTATATCGTACTGGATCACGTGTCTATCTTGGTGTCTGACCAGAGCAACGGTGATGAGCGACGTGCCTTGGACATGATCATGACTAAGCTGCGGACGTTCGTACAGGAGATGGGGATTTGTATGTTCCTTGTAAGCCACCTACGTCGTCCTGAGGGGAAGCAATTGGAGGACGGTGCCGTCACTAGTCTGGGTATGTTACGTGGCTCTGCGTCGATTGCACAGCTGTCTGATGCGGTCATTGGTGCTGAGCGTAACAGTCAGAGCGATGATCCTGTTGTCAGAAACACGACTGTGCTGCGTGTGTTGAAGAACCGATACACTGGCAAGACAGGCAAGGCGTGTGAGGTATTCTACAATGAAGCTACTGGACGACTGACGCAGCGTGATGAACGTGAGGAGCAACCGTTATGATTATACGTTTGGAGAGAGGCGAGCAAGAGGTGTGTGAATATCTTGCCAAAGAAAGGTACAATAATGCTAGAAGGAAAGGCGTACCAAGAGGTAAGAAAGGTCCACAATCTGATTACGAAACAGATCTAGAAGGAATAGCTTCAGAACTGGCGGCAGCAAAACTGTTAAATGTTTGGCCTGATATGAAGATTGGAGAAGCACCTGCACATGATTTGATAGTAGGTTCTTATACGATAGATGTAAAAACTACCAAGTACAGAACAGGTAAATTAATCGCTGCGTTGGAAAAGAAAAACAAACCTTGTGATTATTATATGCTGATGCTAGGTACATTTCCAGAGTATTCTTTAGGCGGCTTCTGCAGGAAAGAGGAATTGCTTAATGAAGATACAATAACTAATTTGGGCAGAGGTGCGCTTCATGCTTTAGAGCAAGATCAGTTGATGTCCTTGGATGAGTTTAAAAAGGAAACAATGTTGTGAGAATATTGAGTTGGTTTAGTTGTGGCGCTGCTTCTGCTTATGCAACGTATTTAGCGTATAAAGAATACAACCCTTTAAATATATGTCCTTTTGAGGCTGTTTACTGTGAAGTTGTTGAAGAGCATGAGGACAATAAAAAGTTTTTAAAACAATTTTCAGAAAAAACCGGGATAGATGTTAAGACTATTAGGAATGATAAATATTCAGGATCTATTTATGAGGTGTTTGAGCAGAATAAATTTATCAAAGGACCAACAGGAGCGCCTTGCACGAGGCTTCTAAAGAAACAAACACGACAGCGATATCAAAAGCTAGGAGATGTTCAAGTTTTTGGTTATACGATAGAAGAAGAAGAGAGGGCTAATAGGTTTATAGATTCTAACAACGATGTGTTTACTTATTTTATTCTTCTTGAAAAGAATATAACTAAAAAAGAATGTTTAGAGTTTGTACAAGATATGGGAATAGAAGTACCCAGCATGTATAAATTAGGGTATTCCAATAACAATTGCATAGGCTGCGTTAAAGGCGGTATGGGTTACTGGAATGCAATAAGAGTAGACTTTCCTGATGCTTTTGATAGAATGTCAAAACTTGAAAGAAAGTTAGGCCATGCGCTGTTAAAGGATGTAAACGGACCAGTCTTCTTAGATGAATTAGATCCTGATAGAGGTAATTTTAAAAGAGATATGCCAGAAGATTGCGGCTTTACTTGTGAGTGGAAACAAGGAGAGCTTTTCAAATGAGATGTATTGCGTGTGACGTAGAGCTAACAGACTACGAAGCTACAAGAAGATATGCTGTTAGCAGAGAGTTTGTAGACTTGTGCAACAACTGCTCTGCTGTTAGTCTTTATGATGTTGCTGTGATAGACAGAGAAGATCTACGTACACTCGCTGACATAGAGGAGATGATTTACCATGAGCAAGATTGGGACTTGGATATTGGAACAGGAACAGTTGACGGAGACTTATCAGAAGTTTAACCACGACGCTGAACGTAACGAACTGAACGAGACTTACCATGACTACCTGTTATTTGGATATAGAAACCACTTTGGATCACTCAACGATCTGGTGTGCAGTTACGAAGGTGAAGAACGATATACAAGTCCACACCTCACCAGACACATTGAAGAAGGTGTTGAATAATGCAGACGAAATCGTTGGACATAACCTCATCGGATTCGATGTGGGTGTTATTGATCGTGTTTGGAACGTACATATCCCTAGGCATCTTGTTGTGGATACTTTATACCTCTCCAGACTCTTCAACCCCAGTCAAGAAGGCGGACATTCACTGCGTAATTGGGGAACCATCCTTGGAGGAACAGGGAAGCTCGACTTCACAGACTACGACGGTGGACTGACTGACGAGATGATCGAGTACTGTATCGCTGACGTTGAACTGACTGAGCAGGTTCATAAGTGGTTATCGTTGCAGATGATGAAGGAAAAGTTTTCGCAGAAGTCCATTGATCTTGAGCATCGTGTGGGCTGGATCGTGACTGAACAGGAACGTAACGGTTTCAAGCTAGATACAACCTTCGCAGAGAAACTGATGATGGACTTGATGTTTGAGATGAACAACATCGAAGCAGAGTTACAAGCTATCTTCCCACCCATCGTTGAAGAACGCATCTCTGAGAAGACAGGCAAGCGTCTGAAGGATAAGGTAACGGTGTTCAATCCCGGCTCACGTAAGCAGATAGCGGAGCGACTGCAAAGTATCGGTGTTAAGTTTGACAAGAAGACTGAGAAGGGTAACATCATCGTAGATGAGAAGGTACTTGACGGTATCGACAGACCCGAAGCCAAAGCTGTTGCACGTTACATGATGTTGCAGAAACGAGTAGCCCAGATCGACAGCTGGCTAAAGGCAGTCAAGGATGACGGCAGAGTACACGGCAGGGTCATCACTAACGGTGCTGTGACAGGACGCATGACACATCAATCACCTAACATGGCACAAGTACCGGCTGTGTCTGCACCGTTCGGCACAGAATGTCGCTCTTGCTGGACTGTGGATGAAGGTAACAAGTTAGTTGGCATTGACGCCAGCGGTTTAGAGCTACGTATGTTGGCTCACTACATGGATGACGAAGACTATACCAATGAAATCCTCAATGGCGATATTCATACGGCTAATCAACGAGCAGCTGGACTTGAGACAAGACCTCTTGCAAAAACATTCATTTATGCGTTTTTGTATGGAGCCGGAGATGCTAAGATCGGAGCTATCGTTGGAGGAAATAGCGTTACTGGACGCAGACTTAAAGAAACATTTCTTTCTAACACGCCGTCTCTTGAAAGAGTTAGAAGAGATACTCACAGAGAGGCTGTATCAGGCGTCCTTACTGGACTCGACGGACGAAAGCTCAGAGTCAGATCAGAACACGCCGCACTGAATACGTTACTACAAGGTGCCGGGGCTATCGTTATGAAACAAGCTTTGGTACACTTAGCTGATAAGCTACGAAACATACCTCACAGATTTGTTGCCAACGTACATGACGAGTGGCAGATAGAAACACCAGCGCACTACGCAGATACAGTCGGACGTATCGGTGTGCGCTCAATCAGAATCGCCGGAGAGACACTCAGCCTACGGTGTCCATTAGACGGCGAATATAGAGTAGGCAACAACTGGGCAGAAACTCATTAAGGAGAAACTTATGTCTGCAAACAAACTACCACCCATCACTGTACGCGGTACCGTCTACTGGTGTGAGCGTAACAAGCTCAACAAGTACAGTAACAAGTATCAGGTGCAGCTTGGTAACCTCAGCGATAAAGCTGTTGAAGCCATTGAAGAGATGGGTATTGCACCAAGCAACAAAGGTGACGAGCGTGGCTTCTTCATTACGATGAAGTCTAACAACCCTATGCGACTGACCGATGCTGACGGCGTTGAGATACCTGAAGATGTACTCATCTCTAACGGATCTGAAGCTGTTGCTGTTGTAGGTTACTACGATTGGTCTGTTGGTACAGGTCGTTCACCTTCGATGATTAAGATGAAGATCACAAACTTGATCGAGTATACCGATAACGCTATTTCTGAAGCAGAAGCGTTGTGATCCTAATCGACGGTGACATCGTAGCTTATCGTTGTGCATTCAAGTGCAATGATGAGTCAGTCAAGACTGCCTGTTACACTACGGGCAGTTTCTTGTCTGATATGATTAGCGATCTATACACACAGATAGATAGCGAACCAGACTACCGTGTTTACCTGACAGGTAAGGGTAACTTCCGTAATGACGTAGCCGTCACTGCTCCCTACAAAGGTAATCGTAAGGAAAAGGAAAAGCCTGTACACTTGGAAGCTATACGCAAGTACCTGATCGAAGATTGGAATGCTGTTGTGTCAGACGGTGAGGAAGCTGATGACTTGATTGCTATCGACGCTACCGCCATCCCTGACAGCATCATTGTCAGTCTTGATAAGGACTTCCAACAAGTACCGTGCAGACACTACAACTTCAACAAACGTGAACTGACTTCTGTTAACGAAGAGGAAGGTCTGTTATTCTTCTACCGTCAAATCATCATGGGTGACAAAG